ATATTTTAACTTTCTGGTATGTTTAAAGTTCTACCTACTTCTTGCCAAATTGAACCATTATAACGGAAAACTAAAATGTCAGTTTTCGCATCTGTATCTGTTGTAGTCGGAGCAGTATCAGCGGCAAAATTAAATATTGCGTTCCACGAAAAAGTATGACTTCCATTAAAATTAATTTCTATACAAATAAAAGCACCTTCAACTGCATTAGTTGGCGCAGATAAAGTCGTATTTTCTGTTGTGATATGATATGCGTTTGGCTTGGCTTGTGCGTCCCACGCAACAGCATTTGAAGTTGAAGTAATTGCTTGTTGTGGAATATAAGCTAAATCATTAAATTTAATTGCTCCTGTTCCATTTGTTGTAATATCTATATCTCCATTTGCCCCATCAGTTATTGCAATCTCTCCAGAGTTTGTTCCAGAGTTTGTATTTAAAATAAGATTGTGAGCTCCACTAGAAGTTATTGTTGAATTTCCAGTACCTGAACCAATAATTGTTTTTCCTGAACCTTTTGGTTTTATATTAAGGTCAACATTTGTTTCTCCACTTGCTCCAAGAATAGGACCATTGCCTGTTGACGCATTTGTAACTTCTAATTCATTAACTGCTGAAGAAGTTGTTTGAAATATAATTTGTTCATTACCATTTTCGTCTTTTATAAAATGTGCATCGTCAATAGTTATATTGTGTGAATTAGTATCTAAATCGCCACCTAATTGAGGAGAGGTGTCATTAACAATATCAAAAGTGACTGAACTATCAGACCAATCCACAGTATTAGCTGTTGAGTTAATTGTTCCTAAAGTAATATGTCCAGCACCATCATATAATTTTAAAATCCATGCTGTTGCACCACCACTTGTGTCTATCCAAATTGTGCCAGAAGCTATACTGCCAGGGGCAGATGTTCCCAAATGTGATGTGTTAATCGCTCCAAGAATATTATTTAATTCAGACCTAAATGCTGAAAATCCCTGATTCGCTAATGATACATCTGTAACTTGACTCATATATTTTTTTTAATCCTTTCTCATTTATTTATATCATATATTCTATGATTTCAAGCCATACCCTTTTGCAACATAGTCAAAAGTCCTATTTTGTGCCGCAGCTGAACTATTATAAAAGGTTATAGTAAATCCAGTTTTTGTTTTGCTAGTGATTGTATAATAATCCCCAGTAGCCATATTTTGTGCCGCTATCCCAACTGCTGGGCTTGCGTAAAATGCGTTAGTATAAGTAATCGCTTTTGCACCAGCACCACTAGCAACATCTTCTTCACTTTCTAATCTTTTCTCTAATACTAATTTCATTTGCATTTTTGAAACTTCTGGTCTAGCTTTATTGTTTCCACTTGTTAATTTTAATCTAAATTTAAAATATCTACCCTTAATAGTAGCTTGTTGAGATATATTTGAATAACTAGAAATTGCACCAAGAGAACTTTCACTTGACCCTATTTGTAAATAAGCATCGCATTGAGAACCAGAACTTCCATCAAAAGGGCCAGGAGCATTATCAAAAAGTGAAGCACCTCTGCCACTGTCAAACAAATCATAGAGGTCATTTGCAATCATATCAATAGTTGATTGAAAAGTTGCATCATAAACTGCATCAAGGCTTATTTCAGTTGAACCAATATATAATCCTGATGATTCTATATTTGCTTGATAATAAGTTGGATTAGAAGTAGCATCAGTTCCACCTAAATCAAAATCTCCAGACGCTGAATCAAAATTTCCAACAGTAGAATCAAATAAAGTAATTGTGTCAAGTGTGGCTATATCAGTATCATTAGAATTCATACCTTTTACACAATCTCCATCAAAGGTTCCATTCCAAGTTTGTCCTGTTACAGCACTAGCAGATTCTTCATTATAAGTTGCAATATTTTTGAAATGTTCTAATCCTGAAATATTAGTATAAACAATTTTCTCATTATCAGATTCATTTCCTAATTTGTCAACTGCTTTAATCAGAAACGCACCAGTACGAGCATTGATTGTTACATTGTTAGATTTTCTTCTAACAACTTGTGTTAAGTTTGTTGAACTTGCCCAACTAGCATTACTCGTTGTATCTTGATAACGAATTGCATAATAAGAAACATCTAAATCTGAAACTGGTTCCCAAGATAATTGCATTTGATTTGAACCAACCATTGAAATAGATAATTCATCTACATCTGATGGAGTATCTGTTGCACCAACAACTGTATGTGTTCCTGAAGTGTAACTTGATGAAACACCCATTGAGTTAATTGTTTTTACACGAACTGAATACTCTACCCCATCTACTACATTTAATTGATGATAATTTAAAACAGCACTAATTCCTTGTGCTAAAACTTTATAATTACTTTCAGAAGTTTTTTTAGTTTCAACTTGATAATATTGTCTAAACTTATCGGTACTTGCACCAACTAATATATTTAATCTAGTTATTACAACTCCATCTGAATATTCAATTAATTCATCTGATAATGTTAAACTTGCTGGAGCAATAACCGACATAGGATTGGGTAAAGTAGTATCTGGTATTGTTGCTGCTTGTGTCTTTGTTGCCCAAGTATAAAATGCAGCTTGATATTCTGTTAATTGTAATTCAACAGTTAAATCAGAATTAACTTGCATACCTTGAATTCTAAATGTTTTTGCAGAAAAAGCTGGAGTTGCGTGAGTTATATTTACTAATTCCCCTACCATTAAATCTAATCCTGTTGCATCACATCTTAAACCTACATTCATATTATTTCGACTTCTTCTACAAATTACCTCTGCTAATTCAAGAGCCTGATAAGGAGATGTGATAGTAGGAAAATCAAATCTTCCCTCTTGTAAAAAGCCTCCATCTGCAGTTTTCATAGTTGCGTGTTGATCTGCTGATGTATAACCACTATCGTCAATTTCTGGCCATTGTACTTCATCAGATTGATAATTTTTATCAGGATTTACGAAAGTAACTATAACTCGATTAAATCTAGTATTTCTATCTAGACTACTTACTTTAAGTCCTCCAATAATATTATCTTCTGTTAATGAAATACTTGCTGAACCAGTTGTTTCAGATAGAACTGAATATTTTCCATTTGCATAATTAATATAACCTCTAAACCCTGTAACTAATATTTTTAAATTTTCAATACATTTTCTTTTTGTATCTACAACTGCATTCATATCTAATAAGTCTATGGTTGTTGAACCATAAGCTGTTACATCTGTATCGCAAACATCGGCGGCAGTTTGCCAATCTGCCCAATTAGAATCAAAGTAACTATTAGCAATTCCTAATCCAAATCTTGAATTTCTCATATAGTCTAAAGTACAAAGAACAGGATTATCAGACCATGCCCAAGTTGAAGTAGTATCTTCTCTATGTGAACCAGAACCACCAGTATTAGTTCCATCTAAATTTGGGTCATAAACTTTTCTACCTTTAATAACTGCATGAACAGATGGTACTCCAGCAAAAACATCTTGATTCCATTTAAACTTAAGAGCAAGATAACTTATTCCTCTTAATCTATGGTTTGAAGTCCAAGATGACAAAGCGCCAACTGTTGTATTGTAAGTTTGATCGTCCCTACCATCATACCAAGTAACAGAAATTGTTGATTCAGCACTTGAACCTTCTACTGTTGGATCAGCTTTATAAAAATTTGAATCTCCACTACCTACTGTTCTTTCTGTTCCATGTGTTAATGTACCAGACCAAGTAACTAATTTATCATCTATGTAAATTTGTTCGCAAGATTCAACTCCACCCTCACATAAAGCCATTATCATATAAAGATAGGTATTATCTGTACCAGAGGTTTCTAAAAATATTATATTGCCACCAATTTTACGCTTGCCATACACAACAGGAATAGCTGAATTAGAAGATGCTTTATTAACAAGAACACCCTTTGCCATTTGTTCAGCAACATTATCATAGTGAGGAATATCTGGTTCATCTGGTTTCCTTAACCAAGATATGACCTGAATACCTATGGAAATCCAAGTAAACCAACTCGAATATTTACCAAAAAAATCTTTAGCTTTTCCAAAAACTTTGGTAGTTGTTTCTACTACTTTATCTGCCATTATATCCAACTACCTTTTGTTTCTATTTTATATATTCTTCTTACTAAATTATTATTATCTAGTCTTAACCAATCTAATTTTTTATTTTCTCCAATTAATTTAATTGCTTTATTTTTGCACCATTTAGCAATTTCTCTCATATTTTTTTTAGCAACGCAATTAACTGGTAATAATATATCTCCACAGTTCCATTTTTTTACTATTCCTGTTTGAAAATATTGTTCTTTAGTTTCCTTATCTACCCATGCCCAACTAACAAAACCAAATATTTTTCCATCTTCATCTTTAAATACTTTGTATTGATTATTAATAAAAGATTGTCGTATATGAAGACATAATGTTACATAAGTGAAATGTTTATATCTATCAAAAGTTTGTAAAAAAATTATAATCTCGTGCATTATTCTCTGCCCCATTTAATATCTCTAATAGTTAAAGCTGAAAATTCAAAACCTTTATCTCCTGAAAAATGTCTTTGTTGAGAATTATCGGAGCTTGTTCTTCCATTTTTTTTTTCATAATTTCCGAAGTGATTTGTTGCTGTAATACCTAAAGTTGCCCCAGATGAACCATCATCATCTATTGCAAAATCTGCTAAATTACCATGAAATAATAAAAATGGGTCAGCAATAGCAGTAGTACCACTTATTACTGCTCGATAAACTTTTATATCAACACCTAAAACATCATTACTTAAAACAGTTGAAATCAAAGATTGGTCCACACCTGAAAATACAATATCAATACTATTTTTTATTGGTTGATTAGATTCAGGAACATTACCAACTCCTAATAAACTTCCATCAGCATTATAAGTTTGAGAAGAACCCTCTATATCATCTACTATATCAAATGAATTATCTGTTTTTCTTACTGGTGTTGAAAACCCTAAATAGACTAAATGACAAAATGTAGGTGTTGCCGCCAAGGCGTTTTTTACTGCTGTTGTTATTCCTCTTGACATTTATTTTTTCCATTTAAAAGTTTGTTTTATTGATTTGGTATTTTTTTCTTTTCCATTACTTGTTTCTCCAATTTCAAGAGTTGTTGTGTCAGGTGCTATCTTATAAGCACAACCAGCCAAGAGAATTAAAATAATCATTAAGTGTTTCATTTCTTTTTCTTCTTTTTGGTTTTTTTCTTTTTAAACTTGCTCTCAATTTTTTCTTCCAATGATGATACTTTTTCTTTGATAAGGACCATATCTGTTGAGAGTGAAAAGGTTCTTGATAGAGTCCAACCACCCAACGCAAGTAAGATTGCCAATAATGCTGTAATAAGTTTTTCATTCATTAGTTATAATTATATCCTGTGTTTCCTTGTTCTAATTTTTCAAATAATTTTTTATGTTGGTCCATAATTTCTTCATCAGAGTCCATCATCTTATCCATTTTATCTTCTAGTTTTATAACTTGTCTTTCAAGTTTCTGTACTTTATCTTCATGTACTGCTTGAATAGTTGAAAGTTCAAAAGTTCTTGAAAGCGACCAACCAGCTAACGCTAATAAAATTCCAACTAACATTGTCATTAATTTTTCTATCATTCTAATATTAAAGAAGTAATTTTCTTCTCTCCCATATAAATTTCTATGTTAGCTTTTGATTTAATACATTTATAAGTTACTCTATCGCTAGGTTTTTTATCCCTCATAGCAATTCTTTTTGCTTTAAGACATTGGCTTAATGATGGTTGAATACGATGTTCCTTAATTTCGTGATCCCAAATTAATAAAAGTGCAAAAACTGTTTCAATCATTAGTGAGTACCATTCGCCTTTCTTAAACCATCTTTTAATTTTTCTACATCATTTAAAAGTTTTTCAACTTGTTTTTGTATAAATTCAATATTAACTTTATTGTGCATGCCACCTTCTAGCTGTTGAGTATGTTTTTCTATTTGACCTGCCATGTGTTCAATTAACATAAATTGTTCGCTATCTGCTGGAAGCGATCCTAATTCTCCAAGCGGCCACTTTATTCTAAATTCAGTATTCTTTTCTAAATCACTACTCATAAGTTTGTAGTTAGTTTCAATATTATTAAGTCTTTCAATGATTCCAAAATATGCCCACACCCCTATTGCTACAGCACCTATTATACTTATCAGATTCTTTACTGGCATATCAACAGATGTATTTTCATTTACTTTCATTAGAATGCCTCACATACATCAAATTCATAATTATATTTATCCATCAAACCTAAACTGTATTGCTGAACATTGCCTGTTAAATAAACTGTAAAAGGAACATCATCATAAGTAACTGTAGAATCATTTGCCAATGCCTCTATGAGAGGAGGTTCTATGGTTACAGTTGCCGCATTACTGGATGGAGTAACATCGGCAACAACCATGTAAACTTTTGTATGACTTGCAAATTTTAAAAAATCTCCAGCTTTAAGTGAACCAGCAGTGTCAGCGTTAAATCCATCAATCGCTATTGTAGTATCTCCAGCACTATGAGAACCATTAACTGATATTGTTGTAGTTTCAGAACCTAGCGCATCTGATATTGTTGGAGGTATAACTGTAAATGTTTCTTTTTGTCCTCTTTGTTTAGTTATAAAAGCAAGTATAGGTGCAAATTCTGCTCTAGTTAAGTTTTTATAACTACAAGTAAATTTCCATCTTTGATTATCAATTTTTCTAGCAAATCTTCTTCCACTATCAGATATTGAAATTAAAGTATTACTTTCATCTTTAAAATTCATAGCATTAAAAACTGGAGATGTAGGTAATTGTCCACTCATTAAATTAAATTACTCTTTCCTTGTTGGTTGACTGCACTATTAATCATTCCAACAATCATGGCTCTTTCATTAGATAGTAGTTGTTGGAACCCAGTAGTATCAACAGCATTTATATTAAAATTCACATTAACTGTTCTACCATCTTGATTAGGTAAGATGTACCCTGATTGCCCAGGCACAAACATTTCAGGACCTCTTTCTCCAACTCTATATGCTTTCTCTGCTGAAACTGGACCACCCTCTGCTTTACCACTATAAGTAGTTGCACGAATAGCTGAAACTTTTGCATAACCCATTGCCAAGCTAGTTGC